AAGGAAAAAACAAAGTATGAAAAAGTTAATCGCAATCGCAGCACTCGCAACCGCTGCTCTTTCAACCCCTGCAATGGCATCTGAATTTGCTGGTCCTCGCCTTGAGGTAACAGCCGGTGCAGATGAAGTTCGCAACGGTGTTGATGCAACTGACATTGCTTATGGCGCTGCCCTAGGCTATGATCTTCAGTTCGGTAAGGTAGTTGTTGGTGCAGAAGCTACTGCTGCTAACGTATTTGACCGTGCTGATTTTGGTGCCGCCGCTCGTCTCGGTTATACCTTGAACAAGAATGTTCTTGCGTATGGTCGTGTAGGCTACACCAATCTTGATCTTGGCGCACGCTCTGCTGATGGTGTTACCGTCGGCGGCGGTCTTGAAGTGAAGCTTATTGGCTCAACTTTTGCTAAGGCTGAGTATCGTTACACTGACTTCGACGGCAATCTCGGTCGTCATGGTGGACTCGTTGGCTTCGGTCTTCGTTTCTAATTAAGTAGAGACTAAGTAGAATGACGGCGAGAATTTCTTCTCGCCGTCATTCTTATGCCTTTTGATAAACAAAATATAATCGTCCATTACTATCTTTCTTGAACTCTAGCAACTTTAAGTTAAACTTTTCAGCAAACTCGTTGACAATCTCAAACGACCAAGGAAAGATTTCAACATACGGTCCTGTCTTATGTGGAATGCCAGGATTAGCACGAAGAAAGAAATATCCTCCCTTCGCTAGCAAATCTACACAATGTCCAAATCTCGCTTCAATCTCGTCCTTTGTATTAAAGTTGATAGATCCAAGAGCTATAATAACATCATGTGTTCCTGGCTTGACTTTATACTCTAGAATGTCAACTTGATAGTCAGCTAGGTTATTGTATGGGTCAATGCCGATCAAATTTTGAATGCGTCCCTTAAAAGGATGATACCCGCAGCCAACGTCAAGCACTGACTTTGGATTATGCTTATTCACTTCATCTACTAGCTGCCAACCAGTATGCGTGAACTCATCTGTGCGTGGCTTCCAAATCTCACCAAAGAAACGCAGAATATAACGCTGACTAAAGTCCTCAGTGATTTCTGCTAGGGTACCTGCATAGGTTGAATACAAACTAAGTTCGGCTTCAATAGCATCTTTAAACTTACGATATCTTGCCGGAGTCCATGGCAATTTATCAACTAGTGTATTTTCGTCAAAGACTAACTTAGAGTACTTAGGAAGCTTAAAGGTTTCTTCCAAATTTTTCTTCAATAGTCCAAAAATTAACGTGTTCATCCAAAAATCCTGTAGAAAAGATAAATATTCTCGTGATAAGAAAATTTCTTAAATACTTATCACTAAGACATGTCTATAAAAAGGAAATATCAATGACTACATCTAAAGAATTCGTAGCCAAGATCGTAGCTGAAAACAAAGCACTCTTTGAAGCATCAAAGATGAACGTTAAAGCATACTTTGAAAGCAACCCTGATAAAGAAGCTCTCATTGACCACTTCGTTGGTCGTATGGTAAACGAGCGTATGAACATGGTTGAGATTGCACAGACCATTGCTAATCTCCCTGCTGACACTGATCCAGTTGAACTTCAACTTTTATCAAAGCAGGCTCATGACGAAGCTGTTCACTTCCGTATGGTCAAGGAAGTTATTGAACATCTTAAGGGTGAAGAAATCAACGTAGCAGAAGCTATTGCTGCGGAAGCTGCAAAGCCAACTGCTAAGGGTGCTGCACTACTTGCTAAGTACGAAGCAGAAAACGATCCTGCTGCACTTGCTGCATATCAGTTAGTTGCTGAAGGTCGTGCGGAAGCTGTTTGGGATCAAATGGCAGAATCTATTGAAGATGAATTCATTAGTTCACGCTATGCTAAGATTGCTAAGGACGAAGGTTTCCATAGTAAGATTGGCGGACGCAAGCTAGAAGAACTTGCTACCGACGAAGCAACACAGTCACGCATCGGTGCCCTTGTAGCTGAAATGCGTAAGGATTTGTTCGATATCTCGTGCAAGAACACAATGGAAGTTCCTGCTGCTAAGGCTCTCGTTAACGAAGCATACGGCTGGTAATATAAGAAGGGGAACGGATAACCGGCCTAGTCTGCTGAAACCAGCTAACCCGTTCCCCATTTTATTATGACAAAACAACTTCTCATTCTCACAGGACCACAAGGAGCTGGAAATCATCTTTGGTCTAAAATTCTATCACTTCATCCTGAAGTATATGGTTGGAAAAGCCTCTTAGAAAACTATTGGGAATCCCATCGCTTCTCTGAACCGTTCGCTCAACATTGGAAAAATCATGACTTACTCAAAACTTTCGATTGGTCTCAAAGAGACTTATATGTTACTTCTATTAGTTGCCCCTTGGGCATACATGAATCTGATGTTAATCCCATTTGGAATCCTAATCTACCTAAGTTTATTGATTCTGTGCGTTCCCTCAATATTAACGTTAATGTCGCAATTTGCGGCAGGGACCAAAATATCCTTAGACATCAGCAAACTAGAATCAGAACTAGACCAACGCTACAATATCTCAATGCACAGTTAGACAAGTTAGATGATCCAGTGTTCTTATCATACGAGTTGCTGTATCTCTACAAGCAAGACTACCTAAAGAGCTTAAAACTCAACATTCCTGTTGCTTGGGATGACCCTCGTATTGATGAAATACTAGCAGAGGACCCCAATGAAAAGTATGTTCAATATGTAGAATACAACGAACTTGATAATGGTAATAAGTTAGGTGTTACTTTTCCTGAAAGACCGAAATGAAAAAACTACTAATCATTACTGGACCACAAGGCTCAGGCAATCATCTATTCAGCCGATTATTAAGCTTCCATGATGAGGTAGAGGGCTGGGAAGAACTAAAGGACAATTATTGGGTTCCTAGTGATCAAGAACCTTTTGCTGATTACTGGGTCAACCCAAATAAGTTAACGGCAGAACACTTTGCAGGCAAAGACTATCACCTAGCAAATGTAAGCTGCCCTTTCTTTTATGATGGTGTTAGGTATATTCCTAAAATACTTGAAGTAGCAGAACGTGCTAAGTCGTTTGGAATTGAGGTTGAGATTGCTATCATTGTCCGTGACCAAAATATTAATAAGTTACAGCAACTCAGAGTACGCAAAGAACACACTACTCCTATAGCACAAGACTACTACTACAATACGCTGTTAAGTAGTAGTTTTAACGTGCATTTTCTTGACCATGAAGCATTCTTTCTGCATAAAGAACACTATCTTAAATGGGTAAGCAAAGTAGTCGGATTCCCTATCAGTACAGGACCCGAAATACTAAAGTTTATAGACCAAGATGCTAATATTAAATATGTAACATACGTTGACGAATACTGGCTAGACGAAATAGTATTAGCTGGGTGTCAACCTACTAGAAGTGAGCGTCTTAATGAAAATAGCGATTAGTCAGCGAATTATATACCACAAAGGTAGAGCTTATGATGCTACTGAGCATGGCTGGTACGACCTCCTCAAAGGACACAATCTATTCTTTGTTCCTAATACCTTAAATCAAGACTTCGACGTAGTGGCGGATAACTCTGATTCGTTTATTATTACGGGTGGTGATGACAGTGACCTCCGTCGGAGTATTGAACTCAAGTTAGCTTCCAAAATGCTACAGCGAAATAAACCAGTGCTAGGTATATGTCATGGAGCATTTCTATTAACAGAAATGCTCGGAGGTACTGTCGAAGAAATAAAAGATCATTCAGGTGTTGACCATCCAATCTTTTATCATAGAGAAGTGTTAGAAGTAAACAGTTACCATAGCTTAGGAATCAAATCTCTTCCCAACTCAGTAGAAGTAATATGCAGAGATTATTCGGGGAATATTGAAGCTTTTGTAGATGGTAATTTAGCGGGGATTGTTTGGCATCCCGAACGTATGGAAAAGCCCTGGATTCCCCCTGAAATAGCATGGATGTTGAAAATATGAAGTATATATTTGTTGCTGGGGCGCCAGGCTCTAAGTGGAGTAGTGTAGTCAAGAATATCTATTATAGCCCTTCGATTGACCAAAGTGACTACACCGAAGAGAGAACGTATCACCATAATGCAGGTGGCGAAACGCAGTTGATGCACTTAGGTGCATACTTCGATCCAGGTATGGAGTTTGGAGATTTCTTTGACAACCTAAGTCTTTACAGTAAAGAACAATGCGAATTAGAATTTGACCGTCCCTTTTCTAACTACGGCACAAGAATTGTAAAAAGCCATGTATTCGCACATAATATTGATTTCTTGAAAGAACATTGGCCTAACTGTCCAATCATTCTAGTTCATCGGCCCGACGATGCATGTTTAGGATGGTGGGTTAGATGCGGTGAGTTTAACATAACTTATCCTAGCTATGCCACATACTACAAAGACCTAAGAAATATGGCATCAATGGTTGACAACCAAAATCGTGACATCATTGATGCATGGCAAAAGTATGATGGCACTCAGGTTCAAACTAATAAAGAACTGGTTCAGCTTTTGGGTTTATTAGAACCGCCTATTGAATACTTTCAGAACTACCCCATGGCTGATGTTAGAGTGAAAGTAATATGAGAAGTAGCTGGGACGAAACTGTAGCTAACAGCACATATCATTTTAATCCTATTGTTACTGACTTACCAAATATTATTGATTGGTTAGGTAGAATAGAATCTACATGGGAAAGTGACTTAACAAACATTATCGAACGTAGCAAGCCTGCATCTTGGGCTACTAGAGGTTATAAAGGTGAGGCCATTCCTAACCCAAGTGAAGATTTACAATCCGAAGAATATGATATTGAGCGTGTTGGTGCTGACCCTAAAATGATTATCACAAATCTTAACTGGGATATACCTGAAAGTTTGCATAAGATTGCTGAACAGTTTGGTTTAGAAGATTGTATGGAACGTATTCATGTACAGTGGCCAGGACAAGTATGGACCCGTCACATTGATAAGTTGCAGAAATGGAACCCAAATGATCCTAGCAAAGTGTTACGTTTATTCATTCAACTTACTGATTGGCAACCAGGACAGTTTTGGGAAGTAGGTAACTACCAATACAATCACTGGGAAGCAGGGGACATCTTTACGTTTGATACTTGCAATGTTCCCCATTGTACTGCAAATGCAGGGCATCATCCCAGAGTCACATTTCAAATAACTGGTATCAAAACAGAAAAGACTATTCAGTTCTTAGAATCACTAAGATAAATATATTAATGAGAGCTACAGAATTCATAACCGAGCGCAAGAAAAAGCGTAAGTCCAATCGAGCCTACGGCGGATATTTCTATCCAGGCTTTGGTTACGGAGATAACAGCTCCGGCGAAGGTGGCGGAGACGGCGGCGGCGAAAGTATGTACGAATCCGCGGTAGATGAATTAGCTAAGCGATTACCTTCCCTAGATAAGCACGATTACAATACTATCGATGACTTGATGCGCAAGGTTGCACGTAAGCACAAAATCACCGACAAAGCACTAAAAGATTTGTTCACTAAAAAGTTTAATGATACTCCTGATCGCTGGATCAAAGGTAAGTTAGATGAAATAGAGCATCCGGTAACTGCTTTTATGGGAGCGATGGATAATGCTACTTCTAGTTTTGCTAACACAGCATCAGCAGCTGCCGACAAGATAATGTATGAAGATTCCGATAAGCTAGATATAAATGCAGAAGTAGAAAAGTTTGTAGACTGGACTGCTAAAAGGTTGAATCTACAAAAGGTTCCTACAGTAGAACTATCAATGGATAGTGAGGAAGCTCAAACTAATCATCATACCGGCGGACATGTTCCCGGAGAAGGTAGTGTTTGGGTCTATGCAAAGAATCGCAATCTAGTTGACATTCTTAGGACAGTATTCCACGAACTAGTACACGTTCGTCAACACGAGATAGGTATGATTAAGCCTGGTGATAGCTACCCTGGCTCACCGATTGAAGCAATGGCAGACATGCTAGCCGGTAAATACATAAAGATTTACGGCGAAAAAAACAACCACATCTTTCAATAAGGTTACCAATATAGTTGAATTTTCTGCACAGTCTGTTATACTAACTAGACTAAAGGAGAAAACATGTCACGTACATTCAATCAAGAAGCTAAAACTAAACTGACTCAGCTTATCAATGAAGGCATGAGCGTTTTACAAGAAGTAGAAACCCTCAATGAAGGTCTTAACGATACTGTTAAGGCAATTGCAGAAGAACTTGAAATCAAGCCCTCAATTCTCAAGAAGGCTATCAGAGTTGCACACAAGCAGCGGCTCAATGAAACTAACGAAGAAAACGAAGAACTTAACACAATTTTGGAGACTGTCGGTAAGACTAGCTAATGTCATACGTTGACGCAGTTCTCGATTCCAGCGCAGATAGAATTTACGCAGTTGAACGTACTCCTGAGGGCAACCGTGCCTTCAAAGAGTACTCAACTAACTATGTCTTCTATTATGATGATGCAAAAGGTAAGTATCGTACTATCTATGGAGATCCTGTAACTAGATTCTCGACTCGCAAAAAGAGTGAGTTTGAGAAAGAGCGCAGGATTCATAACAAGAAAAGACTCTATGAGAGTGATGTTCCGGTAGTCTTTAGGTGCCTGAGTGATAACTATTTGGGAGCAGAACCTCCTAAACTACACACTGCGTTCTTCGACATTGAGACTGACTTTGACCCAGAGAAGGGTTTTAGTCCGACAGATGATCCATTCAATCCAGTCACTGCTATTTCAGTGTATCTTGATTGGTTAGACCAGCTTGTTACTCTTGTCATTCCCCCGAAGCATATGACTGATGAGACTGCACAAGAACTAACTGCGGATTTTGAAAACTGCTTACTGTTCCGCAGTGAAATCGAAATGTTCGAAACTTTCTTTGAACTTATTGAAGACGCAGATGTTCTTACAGGTTGGAACTCAGAAGGATATGATATTCCCTACTGCGTGAACCGTGTTACTCGTATCATGAGTAAAAACGATACACGCAGGTTCTGTTTGCTTGGGCAGCTTCCTAAGCCTAGAACGTATGAACGTTTCGGCAAAGAAGAACAGACTTACGACTTGATTGGTCGTATTCATATGGACTATCTACAGCTTTACAAAAAGTACAACTACGAAAGCCGTCATAGCTATTCGCTTGACGCAATCGGTGAGTATGAATTGGGTGAGCGCAAGACTCAGTATGAAGGTAGTTTGGATCAGTTATACAACAAAGACTTTAGAAAGTTCGTAGAGTATAACCGCCAAGATACTATGCTGGTGTTTAAGATTCACCGTAAGCTTAAGTTTCTTGACCTAGCAAATGCGCTAGCTCACGAAAACACGGTTTTGCTGCCAACTGTTATGGGTTCGGTGGCTATGATTGAAATGGCAATTTATAATGAAGCACATGAACGAGGATTTATTGTCCCTGACAAAAAGCGTAAAGATAATTACGGTGAAGAGCAGCAAGCGGCCGGAGCTTATGTTGCTGTCCCGAAGAAAGGGATTCACGAATGGGTCGGAGCAGTTGATATCAACTCACTCTACCCCTCAGCAATCCGAGCCCTTAACATGGCCCCAGAAACCATCGTTGGACAAGTCAGACAATCTCTCACAGACCAATACATGCACGAAAAAAGTGTTGACCTCGCAAAAAAGAAGCGTAAGAAAAAGAATGGTGACGATGCTGACGGGGTTACTGGAGCGATTCTTTGGGAAAACCTCTTCGGGTCAATAGAATATACTGCTATTATGAATCAAGAGCGCGGCACTTTGCTCACACTTGATTACGAAGATGGTCGTAGCGTAGAAATGTCTGCTGCTGAAATATGGAAGCTAATCTTCGATAGCAACAAGCCGTATATGATTTCTGCAAACGGAACCATCTTTACATATGAGAAAGAAGGAATTATTCCTGGATTGCTTTCACGCTGGTATTCAGAGCGTAAAGAAACTCAGAAGCTAGCCAGAGAAGCATATGGGACAGATATGTTTGATTATTATGATAAGCGTCAGCTAGTTCGTAAGATTCTTCTTAACTCTGCATATGGCGCACTTTTGAATGAGCATTGTCGTTTCTATGATAAAAGAATCGGGCAGTCAGTTACGTTGTCTGGTCGGCAAATCACTAAGCATATGATGAGCCAGATAAACGAAATCATCACGGAAAATTATGAACATGACGGCGACGCTATTGTGTATGGTGATACTGACTCCTGTTACTTTTCAGCGTATCCTATCCTCAAAGAACAGATTGACAGCGGCGAACTTGCATGGAGCAAAGACACTTGCATTGACTTGTATGACCAAATCGCTGAAATGACTAACGTTAGCTTCCCTGCGTTTATGGAAAAGGCATTTCACTGCCCTCGTAAGAACGGTGAAGTGATTAAAGCTGGACGAGAACTCATTGGCGACAGAACGTTGTTCATCACTAAGAAGCGTTACGCAATCAACATCTTTGACTTAGAAGGTAAGCGTCAGGACATTGACGATAAGATAGGTAAGATTAAGGCTATGGGTCTTGATCTTAAGAGAGCGGATACTCCTAAGTATGTTCAAGAATTCTTGATGGAAGTCTTGACTATGGTTCTAGGTGGCGCGCCTCGTGAAGACATCATCACTCGAATCAAAGACTTCAAGACTTATCTATCAGAGCAGGATAGCTGGACTAAAGGTTCTCCTAGGTCAGTCAATAAGCTTACATACTATGGTGAACTTGAGAAGCGCAGCAAGACTGGCAAGGCAACTATGCCAGGACACGTTCGAGCGGCTCTTAACTACAACTATTTACGTAAACTAAACGGAGATCAGTATAGTCAGCGTATTGTTGATGGTATGAAGGTAGTTGTCTGTAAGCTTAAAGGTAATATGCTTGGCTTTACAAGTATTGCTTATCCTACAGATGAACTTAGACTTCCGCAATGGTTCTGCGACTTGCCGTTTGATGACAACGAAATGGAAAGAACACTAGTCGATGAAAAGATTGACAACTTGTTAGGCGTTCTTAACTGGGACATTAGGTCAAACACTAATACTAACAGTACATTCGATGAATTGTTCAGTTTCGGTTAAACAAACACTTGACGTTTGCAATAAATTCCGCTATTATACACAATACACAAATCTAAATATTATAAAGGAAAGATGACACATGAAAGATTACTTACTTGATTTGATTCAACACACTCATGGATTGGGCGTAGTTGAATTAGTAAAGATTGAAGGCACTGCAACTGAAACAAAGGTTGCTGCATATGCAGAAGACAAGAGCGTAGTTGTATACGGCACGTTTGCTTCGCCTATCGCAGATTTTCAAGGCACATTCGGCATGCCTAACTTGTCCAAGCTTAAGACTATTCTTAGCTTTGATGACTATGATGATAAGTCTATCATCAACGTTAGCCGTAATGATGACGGTGTTCCTTCAGCGATTCACTTTGAGACTTCGACTGGCGATTTCGTCAATGACTATCGCTTGATGGCAAAGTCGATTGTTGAAGAAAAGGTTAAGTCTGTAAAGTTTGCAGGGACTGCATGGGACGTTGAGTTTGAACCTACTGTAGCAGGCATTCTTCGTCTTAAGAAGCAGGCTTCTGCAAACAGCGAAGAACTTAACTTCAAGACTAAGACTGAAAACGGTGACTTGAAGATTTACTTTGGTGACCCTTCTACGCACAGCGGCAACTTTATCTTCCAGCCGGGCGTAAGCGGAAATCTTTCTCGCTCGTGGCAGTGGCCTGTTAAGGTGTTTCTTGCTATCATGGATCTTCCCGGTGACAAGACAGTTCGTTTTGCAGACGCAGGAGCTGCTGAAATCACGGTAAACAGTGGTCTTGGAACTTGGCAGTATTTGCTTCCCGCACAGGCTAAGTAATGCTACGGACGGTCAGCGGAGCAGGTAGATATGTGATGGTGCAGGGCGGAATGCCTGCACACACATATATCAACTCTAGTTCAGGTTATATGAATGTTGGAGATGTTAGATACAACGTTCAAATGCAGCGACTTGAAGTTTATGATGGTCAAATTTGGGTCGAAATCAGCACTGGTCATGCTAGTGTTGGTCTAACTCCCGATGCTGAACGTGCATTAGATTGGGCTAATCGGAAGATTGAAGAAGAAGCCGAACTTGATAGGCTAGCAGCATCTAATGCTACCATCGCTGACCTTATTAAACAGAAAAAAGAACTTGATGATAAGATAAAAATGGTACAATCGTTAATAAAACCAGAAGTAAAAGTTGGTTAGTGCCTGATTCAGAATCCTACATCATAGCATTTTTCCCAGGTACTTCGGGCAAACTTATTGCCCAAATACTTTGGAGAATCATAAACGATAATGATGAGACTATAGAGTTTACTCCTGAGAACTCTGCCCATATATTATATCCTTGGGAAAAGTCTTGGTCTCATCCTTCTACTACTGATCCAAATGGTGCCGGACAAGATATGTATAAGGAACTCACGTTTGATCCTATTGCTATTTTAGCAACACAGATGTATCCTGATTTTGACACTATTAGAACTCGTTTACCTAATACAAAAATCATCATTATTTCATTTGATGAAGATGACCTATTAGAGATAGCCTTCAATCATATCACAAAAAACACG